AAACTTCAACCTCAATTTCAAAATCTACAATTGCAAATAATTCAAAATTTTTATCGTAAACTTCAAAATCTTTGTATTTTATAAAATTATCATACCAATTATAATTTTCGTAACAATAATCATTTATTTTGTCTAAAATTAAATCTTCCATTTTTTTAGTTTTTAATTATTAATAAAATTACTCCGCATACTATTACCATTGATATAAATATTTCAATTGCTGAAGTAAATATAAATTTCAATTCTTTTTTTTCTTGTTTTGTTAGTTTCATTTTAATTAGTTTTTAGTTATAAAAATCATTTCTTTATAGTTGTTATCAAAATATTTTTTTTGTTCATTAGGAACGTTAAAAACGTGATTAAATTTGCTTTTGATTTCATTACTACGATTTTTAAATGAACTTTCCGTAGTTGGTTGCGAAAAGTCTAAATTATAGTAGTCTAAATTTGCAATATTAATTCCGTTACTTTTACAAAATTTATAAAATTTATTTAGATATTGTATTTTTGTATATTTCATTTTTTTAAGTTTTAATTGTTAATGTTTTTTTAGGTAATGTTTCACTCACTCAAAAAGAAAAAAGAAAAACAAAACAAGTTTTAGAAGAAAATAAAAAGAAAAAAGAAAAAAGCTCCCCCGAAATTCTTTTATCTTTTTAGATAATTTGCACGAACCAATTTATTCACATAAAAAGTTTACCATTAAATAGCGTTTGGCTTCAGCTAACAAAGATTTTTGCTAACTTGTATTAAAATTTAAGAAGTATATATTTGCCATAAAAAAACCCTAATAAGTGGCTGGATAAACTCATTAGGGTAAGCGTTTTTATGGTTTTTATTCAACTTGGCTTACCTTTATCAATAAGGTATCCAGCCAAATTGATTTTACAAATATATAAATTTTCTTTTAATCCTAACATTTTTTAATCAATTTTTGTAATATATTTTTTTTTAAAGTTTAAAATGTTTTCAGTTCCCCAAAAAATTGCTTTGTTTTTAGCTTCAAATCCTGTAAATATTAATACCTGGATTGAATTAGTTTTATTTTCAAAATATGTTATTTTATACATTTTATAATTTTTCTAAATTAAACGGTATTCCATCGAGTTCATATTCAAAAGTATAACCTAATTTTTCGCACTTTTTAAGCAATATTTCACATTCTGAATATAATCTTTCGTATTCATTAAAATCATTAAGTAAATCGATTATTTCAATTGGTAATTTTTCGGGAGTTTCAAATAAGTCATTCATTTTAGTTATTTTTTAAAAAATTTTCAATTGCTTTTTTAGTTTTTCTATATCCAAGTTCATTTTTTTGTTCATCACGAATAGTATAAACAATATCGTTTACATTATTTAAACCTTTATATATATTGTAAATAATTCCTTTAGATGATATAAAATTTTCAGAAGTATAAATTTTTATAGTTTTCATTTTTTTTAGTTTAATAAATTATTAGTAATTTTTTCAAATTGTGTTATTGTATGGATTCCGTTAATAGTATCTTTCCAATACTCAATTTCATTTTTATTTTTATAAACAAATTTTAAAAATCTATTTACTTGTGAGCTATTGGCACAAAAAACGTTAAATTTTGAACCGTTATAAAATTTTATTTCAAATAGTGTAGTTTGCATTTTTTTTAGTTTTTAAGTTTAATATTTTGCAAAATCTTTGCAATGTATTTGAAATTCATTTATTAAAAAATCGGCTAATTCTGAAGGTTTTTTGTATTTTAACCTTCTATTAATCATATCATAAAAATCATTTTTATCTATACAATTATTGTAAAAATTTTTAATTGCTAAAAAATTTAATATTCCTATTTTTTTATATATTGCTTTCATTTTGTTTATAGTTTAATAGTTAGTTTATTTAATGCTTTTGTAGTTTCTGTATTTATTTTATTTTCGTAAAATTTAATTAATTCAATGTCATTCGGATTATTTTCTTTTTTTAGATTAATTAATATTTTTTTTAAGCAGCCTAAAGTACTGGAATTATTTTGTATCATTTTTTCTAATTTTTAAAATTCAAAGTTTGTTAATAATTCGTTATGTAATTCAATATTTTTATTTATGCAAAACCTATAAACCCAACCCGCTTCTGAAAATTCGTTTTTAAAATCTATATTTTTTGATTTTAAATAGTTAGTTAAAATATTAGAATAACTATTTAAAGTAGTTTTACGCATAAAGTAACAAAAGCAACCAATACCATACAAAGTAGTATAAAAATAGTTTTTGTTTACTCTATCTGAATTTTTGATTTTTTCAATACATTGTAATTTAGTCATATATGTATATTCGCCATTATCTAAAAAAACCATTTGTTTAACAGCGTATTTATTTATATATTGAGTTACAAAAGTTTTGAAAAAATTATCTACATTTTTACCTGTAATAAAATTAAAAACAATATAATCACCAAACGAAATTCCGTATTTTGTATTTATTGTCAATTCGCCATTATAAGGATAATAGGAACTATATTTTAAATCATTTTCAGGTTTATATATTTTTATGTTTTTACCTGTAAAGTCATTCGCAAAGTTTATAAATTCATTTGTATTCATAAGTTTAAAATTTAGTTGTTTAAAGTATAAATAAGGCACTAAAATAGTTTAGTAATATATTTGTGTTATTTTATTATAATAGTGCCTTAAAAGTTGTTTTTAAAGTTGTATAATTATTGAAACTATCAGTATTAAAAAAGTTAATAAAGATACTTTAACTTTTGTGTTAATTGCTGGAGCTGGTTTTTTTAGTTTCATTATACAAATTTATTTGTTATTGGATTAAATTCTTTTTCTGTAAAACCACCAAATTTTGAAGGAGCATAAATATAAAAGTTTCCGTTATCTAATTTTACAACTTTGAAACTTTTTAAAGTTTGACCAAAAAATTTCATCGATTTTCTAGTAAAAAAATAAGGAGCATTTTGTACATTTTGTTTAATAGTGTAAATAGTCATAATTTCTAAATTTTAAAGGTTTTTTTGAGTTTCTGAATAAATTAAATAATGATATAAATGCAAAGTTTTATTTATATCAAATTCTTTTGTATTTTCTGTAATTTCATTAATAAAATTATTAATATCATAATTACTATATAAAAAGCTAAAAGGCAAGCCTTGCAAATAATCAGAAAATCGATTTTGATTGTTTGGAAACTTTTGTATATTATAAGCATGGTTTGAATTTTTTATAAAATCATTATTTAAATGATTACAGGCGCTTTTTAAGTCGTTAAAAGTATCACCATTAAAATCGGTAACACTTTCCAATATATGTAATTTAATTGCGTTTCATAATTGTTATTTATAGAATTATTATTTAATTCTAAAATTCTTATTTGTTCATCTATTATATTATTTTTATCATTTTTAATTAATTCTAAAATTTGATTAAATAATTCACGAGAATAATTTAAATTATTTTGATTAATATAATCATTTGTTTTTTGTACAAAAGTTTTTTTAGTTTGCATGATATTTAGTTTTTATAGTTTATATTAGTTATTTAAATAAAATTTAATAATATTAAAATTAGTGTTTTTTATAGCTTCGTTATAGTCTAAATTATAACCTGATAATTCATTTTTTATAACTTGTTTACAATTATCTAAATACATTTTTTTATGTAATTCTATCATATTTTTAGGAAAGTTTTTTTTAATTTCCTCTAAAGTGTAACCGTTGTATTTTTCCATGTTTTTAAGTTTTATAAGTTAGTGCCTTACCTCAATAAACGAGTTGAGTTAAAATTCTGAATTGTAAGGCTATTTTTGTTTAATTTTTCGGTATCCGTTAGAGGCTTAAAAGAATTCTATATTAATACGAGTTAATATAGCTTTTTACAAATTAGGGTGCTACCTGTTAAACTTTCAAAATGTCAAATAACTTACTGCTTTAATTCTTTAACAAATATAGGTTGTTTATATAATACCTGCAAACATTTACACAAGTATTTTATAAAAAACATTAAAATAATTGTAATTAATATGTAAGTAGTTGATTATTAACAACATAACAATATATATAGTTGTAGGAAAATACAACAAAGTAAGATATTAAAAGTATTAATTCATGTAATTACATAATAAGCTATATAACAAACAATAATATAAAAGAAACAACTTATAACTAAATTATATAACTTTGCGTTAAACAAGCTAAAAACGTTTAAAAATGAATAGTAAGAAACAAACATCAAAAGAAGTAATTAACACAGCTACAAAAGTAGCACCAGGAACAAAGGAAGGAACAAAGGAACTACAACCCGCTGTTAAAAGTATCACTACAATAAACCATAAGAGTAAAGAAGCCCAAGAGATAAGATACAATAAGTTTAAATTAATCATAACAGACATACAAAGTAAAGGCAAAGGATTAAACGCAGCAGCCAAAAAACACGGGTTGAATCCAAATACTTTCTTTAATATGTTAGAAAAAGACCCGCAATTAATTAAGCAATACACACGCGCACTAGAGTTAAAAGCCGATGTAATAGCCGAAAGAATAGTACGTAACAGTCATAATAGGGTTAATGATTTTTACATTGATAGCGAAGGTAATAAGAAGCCCAACCCCGTAGCAGTTCAACGCGATAGATTGATGTTAGACGCTGACAAATGGTTATTGTCAAAGATAGCGCCTAAAAAATACGGGGATAAACTAACTTTAGACGGTGAAGTAAAGACGGGCGCACCCCTCACAATAGAAAATATTAACATGATATTGAATGAAATTAAGGAGTAACGCTGTAATTTGTAGGAAAAACAAAGGTAACACAGCGCAAAGGTGTAAAACAACATCGTAGTATTGATAAGGGTTTAGTTAGGTTGGTACACACGCTGGAGACGGGGTTGGAATGTAGGAATATTTGAGGTGTGGGGGTAGGGAGTATAAATACACCAAAAATAATTTTTACCAAAAATCACTCACAAAAAAACCGATTAGCAAAATGGGATTCAAAAAAAAATTTTTTCAAAAAATCTGATTATAAAAAACTAATTCTATATTTGCATAACAAACTAAATTTATGAGTGAAGAAGTAGCTATTGACCAAATGAGAGTTGTACAGGCGAAGTTGATGTCGAGTTGTATGACATTTACCAAGTATTTTTTTAAAAAGAGGTATGGTAGGAGCTTTGTGGTTAATTCACATCACGAGATTATTTGTAATGCGTTGGATAAGGTCATTAGGGGCGATATAAAGAAGTTATGCATAAGTATAGCACCGAGATATGGAAAAACGGAGTTAGCGGTTAAAAACTTCATTGCATTGGGTTTGGCACATAATCCTAGCAGTAAGTTTATTCATTTGAGTTATTCGCAGAGTTTAGCGTTTGATAATAGTGAAAGTGCGAGAGATTTCGTAGGTAGTGAAGATTATAACGCTATTTTCCCTTATGTAGAAATAAGTAAGACAAGTGCGAGTAAGAATAAGTGGCATACGACAAGAGGTGGTGGGGTTTATGCAACTGCAACGGGTGGGCAGATTACAGGTTTTGGTGCGGGAGAAGTTGATAGAGAGATTTTCGAGAATTTACCTGAACAGACAAAAGTATTTGCTGGGGCGATTATTATCGACGACGCATTAAAACCTGATGATGCTCTTTCTGATTTAAAAAGACAAAGAGTAAATGAGAGATTTGAAACTACGATTAGGTCGAGAACTAACAGTAGGGAAACACCGATTATTGTAATTGGGCAAAGATTGCACTCAAACGACTTAATAGGCTATTTAAAAGAAACGGAAGAAGAAGAATGGACATTTATTGATATTCCATGTATTACTGTTGATGAATACGGAAAAGAACACGCATTGTGGGAATTTAAGCAAACACTAGCGGAATTGAATAATATTCGTCAAATTGATGAAAATGTGTTTGAAACGCAGTATCAGCAGAATCCACAAGACTTAATTGGTAAGTTGTTGCCTTTACAATCTTTACAGTTTTATAATTTCAATAATATACCGATTAGTTCTATTGTTTTTAAGTTTGCTGTTGGTGACCCAGCTAATACTGGTGGAGATTATTATTCAATACCTTTTATGCACGTTGCTATTATTGAAGGTAAGTTGTTATGTTTTGTTAAAGATATAATTCATAGTAAAGAGGGGATTGAGATAATCAACGAAAAACTGATTGATAAGAGTAGAGAGCATTTTATTGAAGAAGTGTTTTTAGAAGTAAATGGAATTGGTGCTGCTGCTTTTATGTTATTAAAGCGAGATATGAGTAATAATACTAAAGTTAAGCCATTTACGGTTACAATACCAAAAGAAGCTAGAATTTTAAGTAATAGTGAGTTTATTAAGAAACATTTTATATTTGACGAAAACTATCAAAGTAATGTAGAATATTCAAGATTTATAAATCATGTTACAAGTTATGAACGTGAAGGGCAGAATACACATAAGAAGGATGCTATTGATAGTTTAGCTAGTGCTGCCAATATATTAAAAATCAAATACAAAGCATTATTATATGGATAATTCATCAATAATGCAAATTTATTAAAATTTATATTATATATTTGTCAAATAAATCTAGTGTTGTGATAACAGAGGATAATAATTTTAATTATAAAAGTACTTCTTGCATTTTAGCGAGTGGTACTTTTTTACATTTAAACTAAATGAATTGGAATATATTTAAAAATAAAAAAACTTCACCAAGAGGATTTGCTGAATCGGATAATGATGGAGCTTGGTTGAGTTATTTTAATCAATACTTAAATAATGCAAACGGTGGTAGATTAGTAAAATTTGAGCAAAGTAATGCTTATGAGTTAGCAAGTACCATTGCAGAAATATTTATTCCTATTGATGCTATTGCAGAAAGATGTTCTTCTATAAAATATGATATTGTTGATGTTAATACACAAGAAATAATAACTCCACAAGGTAATCTTAAAAGAATATTAGAAACACCTAATCCTTTAGATAGATTTTCAGATATTGTTTATCAAAGTATATTTTCGGAGTTAGCAGATGGAAATAGTTATGTTTATACAAAAACAGCAGATAGTATAGTTAATCCTACTTATGACAATATAAGTAATATATGGGTTTTAAAACCAAATGTTACTAGACCAGTATTACATGATAAAATATCGAATCCTTTTTTAATGAAAACGGTTTCGGATTTAGTAGATTACTATAAAACGTTTTTCTTTTACGAACATCAAGTAAAACCTAGATATGTATTGCATACAGCTAATTTAGGAATAACACAAACGGGAATGGGTAGAAGTCCATTGTTTGCTTGTGAGAAAAACATAAATAATATATTAGCAGTTTATCAAGCTAGGTATAATGTATATGCTAAAAATGGTAATGCGGGAATATTAGCAAAAGCACCCGTAGGTGGTGGTGGTGCATCTTTACAAGAAGCGATTGACCCAATTACTAGAGATACAATGCTAAAAGACCTTCAAGACCGTAATGGATTGACAGGAGATAGAAATTTTATTGGAATGTCAAGTGTTCCTTTGCAATTTATCAAAACTTTAGGCACAATTAAAGAATTAGAGCCATTTGATGAAACATTAGAGAACGCTATTAAAATTGCTGGTGTTTTTGGAGTAAATAAAGAATTAATACCTAAAAAAGATAATGCAACGTTTACTAACCAAACAATAGCTGAAAAATCGTTTTGGCAGAACGTTGTTAAGGCTTTTGCTAATGATACGGCAAAATCTCTTAAAAAAATCTATTATTTGCCAGAGAATTGGGAATTTAGACCAAATTTTGCGGGAATTGAAGCATTACAAGAAGATAAAAAAGCGGGATTAGAAGCGGATGGTTTATTAATTGACAATTTAGACAAACTAAAAGCTAATGGTATCGATATGGAAAAAGCATATTTAATATTACAAGAAAGATATAATGGAAAATAAAATCGTAGAATTTAAAGCACAAAGGGATTTGTTTAAAAATCCAGTATCTACTTTGTTAGATGCAGAACGTGCAAAGTTAGAAATAACAGCAGACAGAAAAGTAAAAGGATATGCTATTGTTTGGGGTAGTAAGAATGATTATAATGAGATTGTACTTAAAGGTGCTACATTAAACAGTCTTAATGCAAGAGGAATAGGAACTGCTGTTGGTAATCCTATATTGGTTTTAAATCAACATAGACAAACAGAACCTTTATGCAGACCAACTATATTGCAAGAAGATGATTATGGTTTGTATTTTGAAGGAGAAGTGATAGGTGGAGTAGGATATGCTGATGATGTGGTTAATCAAGTAAATCAAGGTGTTTTAAGACAACTTTCTTATGGATTTAACTATATATGGGATAAAACAGAATACGATGCTACAATGGATGCTTATATCCTTAAAGAGATAAAATTAGGAGAAATATCTTTAGTAACGTTTTCTAGTGATGAAAATGCACAATTAAGAAGTTTTAATCAATTACAAGAAAAAGCAGTTTTGGATAAATTTAGTCCTGAACAAATAAATGATTTACATAATCTTTTAGCGACAAGAGCCGCGACGAGCACTCCCGAAGAAGAAAAGATTGTAGAAATAAATACTAATAAAATAACAATTTTTTAAAAACAAAAAAAATGGAAAAATTTAATTTAAGAAGTGCATTAGAAAAAAATGGTGCATCTTTAGACGAAAGTCAAATCAAGTTCGTTTCTGCATTTGAAAATGCTTTAGAAGAAAGAACAAAAGCGCAAGACGAAGCGTATTCAACATCTATGAACCAAGCATTGCGTTCTGTATTAGGTGCTGAACAAAAAGACGAAAAAGGTACTGTTGTAACTATTGCAGACCAAATTAGAAGCATTGCTGAATCTATTGAAAAAGTAGAAAAAAACAATGTAAGAAACTTATCTAATGTAGAAAAGTTCCAACTTCGTAAAATGGTAAAAGACCAACACAAAGATATTTGTGAAGCTATCAGAAATGGTAATGATTTAGAGATTTCTTTTAATGCAAAACGTTCTGCTGCTATTTATACTGCTGCTACTGCTGTTGCAAATGATACTGGTGTATTATTGCCATTGAATGAAAACTATGAGTTTGAAAGCGAAATTTCTAAAATTCGTTACCCTGAAAACTTTATATTAGATGTAATTTCTAACAGACAAGTTGCAAGAGTACCACAACAAATTATCAAAAACGAACAAGCTACTGCTGAAGGAGCTGTTGCTTTAGTTGCTGAAGGTGGAACTAAACCATTAGTATCTGATACTTTCTTGAGAACACTTACTTTGCGTAAAAAATATGCTGCTCACATCGAATGGACAGAAGAATTTGAAGTAGACAACGAAATGTTGTATAATGAAATTCTTATGATGTTTGAAGAAAAAGTAGTAAGATTTTGGAACAATGGTATTATTGGGATTATCGTTTCTAACGGTACTGCTTATACTACTTCTGTAATGGATGATACTTTAGTTATTCCTGACAATGGACTTGCTGTTATTGCTTGTCAATCTGTAATTAACGGAATGAACTTTAATGCTGATACTGTTCTTATGCACCCAAGCGATATTGTAACTACAATGTTCACACAGGATACACAAGGTAATTCAAGATTATTGCCTTATATGCAAAATGGCTCAATTAATGGTATGAGAGTTGTTTCGTCTAACGCAATTACTTTAGGTACTGCAATTGTAATGGATAGCTCAATCTATCGTGAAATGCACTCTGACTTTATTTTACGTTTTGGTACTTACAACGACCAATTCATTAAAAATCAAAAATCAGCAGTTGGTGAAGTTTATTCTATTTTGAGAATTGCTAAAAACAACTTGCCAGGAGCAATGGCAGTAACACTTGCAACAGTAAGAGCTGCATTATTAAAACCGTAACTTTAAAACCTTAATATATGTCAAATTTTAGTATCAAAGAAGAAGAAGCCAAAATCGTAGGAACTGCTACATTCGATAAATTATCGGATTATAAAGTAGTAGAACTTGATGGCAACACTCACTTACTTCATAAAGTTCATGCTGATAAACTAATCGCAAAAGGATTGGCTAAATTAGTTAAAGATGTAAAAGTAAAAGAGAAAACTCCTGAAATGACTTCAAACGTAATAGAGAAATAATAATGATAATAGATGCTCAATACTTTCAAACAAAGGAATTATACATTCCTAATTCAGTTGCACAACCTACAATTGGAAGTGTATCACCGTCTGCTGCAACGCAATTAAACGAGGAAATTGATAGTATTGAGCAGTCATTATTGCTTGATGTGTTAGGTTACGAGCAATTACAGGAACTTCTTGCTCAATTTGAATCAAATGGAGATTGGATTGCAACCCCTATTCAAAAATGGGTTGATTTAGTTGATGGTATAGATGATTGGAAAGGATTGCGTTATAGTATTGGAACTAAAAAAGTAAGTTTAATTGCTTACTATGTATTCTTTTATTATTTAGGCATGGACTTTCAAACATACTCTACTACTGGTATGCAAATGCCTAGAGCTGAAAATTCAATGACAAATGATGTTAGTGTAAAACAAGTAAGTGTTTGGAATAAGTTTATTGCAATGTATGTAGGGAATGTTATTTATGGATTACCAACTGTGCAAGGCAATTGGAATGGTGACTTCATTAACTTTAGTGGGAAATTAGTTGGTAATGAATTATCTTTATATGAGTTCTTATTAAAAAATAGTGATGTTTACGATACTACATACTTTACTTTTAAGAAAAATCTAAACTACGTTGGGATATGATAGTTGTTGAAGAATTTTTAGATGGTTTATTTGATAATCTTCCTTTAATAGATGGTTTTAAAACTATTTACAAATGGGGTAACAAAGACCATTTACTTAAACAAATTGAATTGTATTCTAAAGTAGCTCAAACACCATATCCATTAATTTACCAAACATCAAATGTTAGTAAACAAGGAAACGGAGAATGTGATGTTACTTTAAGTTTGGTTTTAGCTTGTCAAAACATAAATGTTGATTTGACTAACGAACAAAGATGGGCAATGAGTTTTAGGAATATATTAAATCCTTTAACTCAAAATATTGAAAATATATTAAGAATGAGTGGGCAAGTAACATGGAATGGTGAATATACTAAAACCGATTTTCCTAATTATGGAAACGGAGAAGAAAATTTTACTATTGATAAATGGGATGCTGTGCTTTTAGAATTAAAAATTAAAATATCGAATTTACAAACGTGTAATTAAAAAAAAAATAGAAATTATGGCTATATTAACAGGTACGGATTGTACCACAAGCAGATTGGGTAGTGGGATGGAAAACTGCCAACCAATCGAAGGTTTACCAAATGGTGTAATCTTAACCCCTAAAGGATGGAGTTTGGACAAAACTTCAGGAACTTTCGATAAGGCATACGTTCAAGAGCAAGTTCAATTAGGGAATTTTATTCCTTTAGTTGGTTGTTTTGAAGCGGTTGCTGAAACTCCCGATGCAACTACACAAGAAAGTCAATCAGGACTTATTGAAGTTGTAAGACAAGGAAAACCAATTTTCACTTGTACATACAAAAAAGGATTAGCTTTTCAAAAGATTGCTTTTTCTTATAACTCTTATCAACAATATGATGCTTTGATTACTTACGAAACTGGGTATATCAAATGTGCTGAAAGTGTTGATGGAACATCTATTAAAGGTTTATCAGTTGGTATGTTAAATACTAATGGATATACTGAAAACAATGGTTCTAATTCAGCTTCAACTATCTTGAAATTTCAAGTTACTGACCCATTTGAATACAATCAATATGTAAACCTTTTAACTGATTTAGATTTCAACCCTAGTTCAGAATTATTCGGTATTACTGATGTAACAATGGTAGGTAGAGCAGATGCTTCAGAAGCTAAAGTTTATGTAAAACCAACTTGGTTGCATAACGAACAATTCACTATAACAGGATTATCTGCATCTAATCTTAAACTTTATGTTGATGGTGTTGCTGATGCAATTGTTGGTGCTATTGTTTACAATACATCTACAAAAGAATACGCTATAACTCCTACTGCTACATTAGCAGCAGCGGATGTTGTTGTTGTAACTCTTTTTGATTCGGTTAATGCTGTTGCTTGTGCGCAATTAGGAAACAAGTTTTACAGAGGAACAACAGGAAATGTTGTAACCGTAGCATAAGTTTTAATTATTTAATAAAACACGCATAATTAACTTTATGCGTGTTTTTTATTTATATTTGTATCATATTAACAATTAATAAAAAATTATGACAATATTTAATGTAGAAATTAATGGAAAAGATGCAGAATGGTTTTGCTCTTTAAGTAAAGAAGATAAATATAATTGGGTTATAAATAATACTAATCAAAAAAACGAAACGTTAATTAATGAGTTTGTTTCAAAAACATTAGACCCAAATAAAAAAGAACATTGCATAGGTTGTAGAAATAAAAAAGAAAAAGTATCAATATCTAAAATTGTAGAAAATGGCAATATCAGCAGCGGAAATGAGCAGACGATTGAAACCGTTATTGAACCAAGAGCGATTACTATCAATAGAGGAAAAGGAAATAAAAAAAAATGAAAAGGTTTTACTTCAATATAAAAAGTATGACTTTACAATTGGAGATATATCAGGAGATGGAGTAACAAGATTATCTTATAGAAGTTCAGAATACGAAGAATATAAGTTTTTTAAAAACCCAATGGCTGGTGGAGATGTAGATTTAATTAATGATGGAGATTTTATAAGAAGTTTCTTTTTACAAAGTCCATTACAAAACCAATCATTATTTGGAGCTACTGATTCAAAAGCAATTGGTTTGATAGAAAAATATGGAGATGAAATATTAGGAATTAACAAAGACAGATTCAGAATATTTTTAAAGAAATACGTTTTAGACGATTTTAGAAAGGTTTTAAAGAAACAATTAGGACAATAGATGCCAAAGTATAACTCGATTGAAAATATACCCGCAAAAACGTTTTTTGATATACTTCATAGTAAAAACTATCAGTTATTAAAACCGAAACCAAACGAAGAAGGATTAGAAAAAGTTTTTACTGATATTTATGATGATTTTTTTATTAAGTCAGATAATTACGAATCGAAGCAATATTTAAAATTAACATATACTATTGCTTTTTTAGAATATAAAATAGCTACTATTAAACAAGTATTGCATTTTATATATTACAATGATGTAAGTGATGAAAATAAATTAATATTATTAGATGCTTTAGAAAAAGGTTGTGAAATATATATTGATAAAAATAGTGATTTTGGAACAGAACTACAAAGAGTATTGCAAGTTGAAATAGGCATTATTGAAAACGATTTAACAATGGCTAAATTAGAATTTGATAATATTGTTAAAAATAAAAATGAAAAGCTATTTGATTTTTATGATAGTATAGTTTCTTTAGGTAACGTTCATAACAGAAATATAGATGAAAAAATAACTTTAGCAATGTATATTTCAATAGAAAAAAGTGCTGCTAGAATAATTAAAGAACAAAATAAAAAGTAATGAGTGAATTTATAGAATTTTTATCGCCACAAGCACTTGCTCAATTAAAAGAAGCAAAAACAATAGTTGATGCACTTGCTATTCAAATTAGTAATATAAATAACTTTAAAGCACCAAATACTCCAAGTGGCGGTGATACAGCAGTTAAAAAAATGACTACTGAATATGAAAAACAAGCTCAAACAATAGCAAAAATAAATGAACTTCAAAAACAATCAGCACAAAGATTATCACAAGTAGGAACAGAAAGTCAAGGTATGTTTTCTAGAATGACTAATGGATTAAAATCTGTTATTCAATTATTTGGAGTTTATTCAGCAGCAATGTTAGCTCATAGAGCAATAGTTGGAACAATAGGAATTGGAAGTAAATTATCTGATGATTTAGCACAATTATCTATTTATCTTAATAACTCTAAAAAAGCAGCAGATGATGTATTTGAAAGTTTAAAGAAAATTAAAACAAGAACTTCTTTGAGTGATTTACTTGGTTTGGCTGAAATAGTTGCTAAAAAGGGTGTTGCTCAAAATGAGATTGCTGGAATTACACAAGCATTAGACAATATGTTTCTTGTTATGGGTCAAGGACTAGGAAATAAAGAAGAAGCAACTGCAAGTATTATAAAACTTATTACAATTTTTAATACTGATGGTAAAATTACAGCAGATAGAGTTAGGGATGTAGGAGCTTCAATGCAATATTTAACAACAACTGGTGTTGCAACAGCAGACTATCTTATTGATTTTTCAGAAAGATTAGGTGCTGTAAGAGGAATTACGCAACAAACAATGCCACAAATTTTAGGTTTAGGTGCTGGGTTTGAACAATTAGGTATTACATCAGGAGTTGCAAGTACAGCAATAGGACAAGTAATAAAAAAAATGTTTACAGATGTTCCTAAATATGCTAAACAAGCTGGAATAGCTGTTGGTGAATTTAAGTATTTACTTGAAACTGATTCTACTGAAGCATTTTTAAGATATTCAAAAGGTTTAAGAGAAACATCAAAAGATAGTGAAGGACTTGCAATAGCTTTAAAAAATGCACAGTTTGTAGGTCAAAGAGTTGGTTCAGTAGTTGTAGAAGCTGGAATTAATTATGAATTGTTAAGTAAAAAAGTAAAAGGTGCAACAGATTCATTAGTTGAACATTCAAAACAAGTAGCTGCTGCTTCTTTAAAACAAGATACTTTTGCAGCAACATTAGAAAACATTAAAAAGAAATTTGAAGAAGTTATATCTTCTACAACAGCACAAGATACTTTTAGTAATATAGCAGTAGGAATTTTTAAATTAGTCAAAGCTATTTTAAGTATTCCTTTTGATGTAGTTGTAGCTGGAATTGTATCTTGTTTTAAAGAAGCAGCAGCTACTTGTTTTGAATGTTCAACTAATGAATCTGT